CTACCAACCTTGTTGATGTTTACGCTCAAATGCCTGAACGACGACAGCAGGCACGAACTTGGTTACATCACCCTTTAAACGAGCGATTTCACGAACTAATGTCGATGAAATAAATGAGTATTGCTCTGAAGGCGTTAGAAATACAGACTCAAAATGAGGATCAAGCTGACGATTCATATTGGCTAATTGGAATTCATATTCAAAGTCAGAAATCGCTCTTAGACCACGAAGTACAGCTGTAGCACGTTGTTCACGGAAAAAATTAACCAACAAGCCATCAAATCCTACAAACTCAACATTGGTTAAATGACTTAATGATGCTTTGGCTAACTCAACACGCTCTTCTAAACTAAACACAGGATTTTTATGATGACCAATTGCAATTGCAACAACAACTTCATCAAACATTTTTGATGCTCTTGCAACTAAATCAACATGTCCATTGGTAATTGGATCAAAGGTCCCTGGATAAATCACACGTGTTTTAGACATGCGTTGTACTCTAAGTGAATGAGATAAGGCATGTATTTTAACAAAAGTTCGCAATAAACGCGAAATTCCTAAACAATGGAAAAAGGTTACGTTTTACGGCACAATAGATGCAATTGTGGAAGTTTGAATTATGGCGCAAGCAACAGTTGTAAAAAATAATAAGTGTATATGTTCTTTATAATTCTTTACAGTTCTTTTTATTTTCATAAATACCTGAATTAAAATAATAAGTGTTCTTTTTAGTTCCATATAGTACGTTTTAATTCTCGTTAAAAACGGGTAATAATACGGGTAACGAATCAAGTAAGTTCCTGTAATGGCTGTTGTTAAACTATCTGACGTTAAAATAAAGACTTTAAAACCAAAAGATAAGGTTTATCGAATATTAGACTCTGATCGTCTATATATAGAAGTGCGCCCCACTGGTGCAAAAGTATGGCGATTTAAATTCGTTTTTAATGGTAAAGAGTCATCTATGAGTTTAGGTGAATACCCTTCTATTAGCTTGGCTGAAGCACGAGCACTTAAAGACGAAATGAGAGCAAAGCTTGCAAAAGGAATTCATCCTGTTGAAGATCGAAAAAATATCAAAGCACAAGCCCTAGCAGAAACAACCAACACTTTTGATGCGATAGCAGCTGAGTTTAAAATTAAGCGAATGTCATCAAAGTCGGAAATCTATCAAGAAAAGTTTGAGACTGCTTTAAAAAAGGATATCTCCCCTGTTATTGGGAATAAGAACGTAAATGACGTAACTTCGGCTGACGTTCTTAAGATATTAAACAACACTGTAGATCGCATCGTTAAAGAATCAAATGGTAGGTTTACTGGGGCTTCTGCAGCACTTGAAAATAGAAGATTTCTTGGCGCAGTTATAAGATATGCTATTGCGACCTTAAGGGCTGATAATGATCCTACGTATGCGGTACGAGATGTAATTAAGCGACCACGTGTAAATCACGCTAGAGCACTCACAAAAGAAGAAAGGTATAAAGCTAGAACAAGCCTGCCTAAATATAATGGTACTCAAACAGTAAAAAATGCTGGCTTTATTCTTTTATACACAATGCTTCGCGCTGTAGAAATTAGAAAGATGCAATGGTCATGGGTTGATTTTGAATCCCGAATAATCACTTTCCCAGTCGAAGTGATGAAGAAAGCTAGAATTCATGTGCTGCCTATATCTGATCAAGTATTTGAAGTATTAAAGCAACAACGTGAAATATCAGGTGATGGTGATTTGGTATTTCCAGCAATCTATAGCAAGAAAAATAACGGGATGTTGGCTAAAGAAACTTTAAACAGCATGCTTGAATATATAGGATTAAAGGGTGTAACCACTCATGATTTTAGAGCTACCGCTTCAACCTTGTTATATGAAAAAGGATACGAGGAAGCGTGGGTAGAAAGGCAATTGGCACATGCTGAATCAAATAGAACTAAAGCTTCTTATGATCACTCTAAACATCTAAAACCTAGAAGAAAAATGATGCAAGACTGGGCTGATATCGTCGATAGTTGGGGTAAGCAATGAGACCGTACTACATAAAAAAGAACGGACTTTACTTGCACGTACAAACGACTGAGCATGAAGAATATCAAGACTCGTCTGATATAAATGCTATGTACACAATGCAGTATGTTTTTAAGAAAGAAAAAGACGGGGCAAAGACTTTCTATGATTCTGCTGAAGCGAGCACTTATATAACAAAGAGAAGATTAAAGGGTGTGGAGGTAGTGAGGGATTGATGCTTGCTAATGTTGCACACACTGCAAGCAAACACTGATATTGACGTTTGTTTTAATTGAGTGAGCTGTGCAGCTTGATAGAAGCAAGCACAGCACTGTAACGATTGAAGTAATGAAAGAGCGTTTGCAATACTTCTTAATTATCTTCTGCTGCATAGATTAGATTCTCCGCAACTCGATTAGTCCAACCTTTGCCATATGTGGACCACGTGCTTAATGATGTATAAAACTTCAAGCGTTCAGCTGTTAGCTTTAATAAAACATCGTTCACATCCATGGCTTTTACCGCTGCAATTGTTTTTGGACCAATCAAGCCATCCGCAGGAACGCCAGCAACTTGCTGAAGCTCTTTGATTGCTCGTGACTTGCCAGCATTAACGGCAAAGTCCCAAAGCTGAAATACGATTGATGGATGCAAGCTATCTGCACCTAACTTATCCCACCAATCTTTTTTATAAATCGCTTTGGCTTGCTCAAGGGTTAGATTCTTAATATCTAGGTTTGGATAGGTGTTTGCAGCAATACCAAACTTTGTGCCTTTTAATACACCTACTCCAACCTTGCCACCAGTCCAATTACCTGGATCACGCTTGTCATTTGAATATCCAGCTTCGTGACCTATCAAGCGATTAAATGCTTTTTCAAAGTTCATGATTCACCACCCTTGCCACTAATAATCGCAACAAATGCGGATTTAATTTCCACGATAACTTCTGAAACTGTTTTACCTTTCAATAATGCAATTGATTGGTAAGCAATACCGATAAAAAGTAATCCAAACACTGCAAACATCAGCATGATGAAGCCTTGGAACATTGTGGATGTAGTTAAATAGCCGTAATGCTCTATAAATGCTGACCCACCGTACAAACTTACTGTGACGCTACAAACAAACTTTGTAATAACCCCTAATGAAACTTGAATTTTACCGTTTGTATCAATATCACCACTGAGAACAAGTGCAAGAATTGCCCCGATCACGGCTGGAAAGATTTTTAAGACCCATGGAATTGTGTTTTCTTGCATGATTTCACCCAATTTTTGACATTAAAAAAACCTGATCTAATTAAAGATCAGGGTTAGATGTGCATTAAACAACTGCACCAGTCGCATCAACCCATGCTGTCCCAGTCCACCATATCGGTTTCCCTTCTGCTGCTAGTGTTGTATCAAAGAACTGTACGCCTGCATCACTACTTGTTAATCCAGTAGGTCTGTTCGCTGTTGTATCTTTCTTTGTGTACCAGCCTGTAGCTGCCCATGTGCCAGGTGTTGCTGCTGTGCTTGCTGTTGCTGCTGTGCTTGCTGTTACGCAAGTCCATTCTGTCACTACTGAATTTGTTGTGTTTGGGTTTGTTCGCAGCACTTTGTCGCCATTTGACCAATCACCAGTCGTAGGTATAGCAGCAGCACGAATCATTTTACGAACAACGTTTGTACTTGATGCTTGTAATATATCACCGTGCCTAATTTCACCTGTTCCTGCATCAAGACGGATGCTCTCTGTTGATGTGCCGTCACCCTTATAAAGCGTTAAATGTCGCTTACCAGTCGTGTTTGTATTTAAAAACATGCGGAAACTTGTATTTGAGCTTCCACTGTTTAGATCGGGATCGTAGTCTAAATTTGTACTTGCTGTTAAGTATGTTGATTTGAATTTAGCACCGCCGAAACGCAAGTCTCCTGTAGTTGCTGATGATTCAAAGCGAGTATCTAGTACAGTACCAACTTTACTAGCGTCTTGAACATTAACTGTAGTTGTTGTTGCATATGTTGTATTTATACGCTGTGTGTTTGTGCCAAGCGATGTTATATTAAACCCAATTGGCGCGCTTTCCATGTGCGTACCGATAAACACATTATTCGCAGCATCTACATAGACGTGACAGTCTGTATTTTCTTCAAAGTCTGTACCTATTATCAGGTTTCCTGAACTTGATGATGTGAACTCAGCACCTCGATATGAACCTCCTGCTTTACCACCGAAAATCTGATTCGCATTTGCTCCGCGAACAAATTTAAATGCAGCACCTCCTGTACCTGATGCAAAAGCACGCGGAATGTTAAGCTTATTGAAATAGCATTGTTTTGAAGTATCTGAGTCAAATAGAAATGCACCGCCATTCGCCGATGAACAATTAGCAGCGCACTGATCAACATTTGCGTAAGATGTGTTGTATAAACTTAATCCAGATTCACCAAAGTTTTTGGCATTAAAGTAAATACCGATTGGATTAAAACCATACGTTGTTGCTGTTGGTGTTTTTGGCTCTGCGACAGATGTTGCATTCGCTGTTAGCTGGATTTCAGTACCAAGACCGAGGACATCAACACCCCCACACCCAATCCATTTTTGCCCGTTGTAAAACTTAAGTGGTCTATCTATTACATAGCAATTTACAGCCGTTTGATTAAATAGAATTGAGCCTCCCGCGCCAACATGGTCGATAGCTGCTTGACACGCAACCCAGTCGATAGAGTCTGTTAGTGCTGTTGCATGAGGGTAGACCGCCTGAATCGCTGTTAAATTACTAAACTTCCCACTAGTAACCCACTCTTGGATTGTATGTAGAGTACCATCACCAATCGCGCCAAAATCTTTGACACTGATACGCTCACTGTTTTTAGTTTTTTGCGCTGTATTAATCTCCTGTTGCGTTTTACCGCTTTCATCAACAACAAAAGAAGCGTCCCAGCCTTTATCAACTGCAATTTGGGAAAGACGCTGCATTAAATAATTGTAGTACTCATCCAACTGGTCTAAAGCCACACCTTGTTTTCTGATTTCTTCTAATAAGTAAGCACGCAACTCGTCATCTCTATCATCAACATAATTTTTAAGATCATCGATTCGATTACTTAAAATCCAGTCTGCAACACCTAATTCCTGAAGCTTCCACCAGATCCAGTCAAAATCCTTATTCACGGCTGGAGGACGGAATGAGTTGTTGTAGGACTGGTAATCTGTAGTGCGACTAAATGGTGTATTTCGTTGAATAGTAATCTTTTTACCATTCTCAGGCGCAGTATTAAAAACCACAGCGCCATTGCTTAATGACCACGCACCCACAACTGGCTCTACATCATCCACCAATACAATTAAATGATCCTGATTATCACAATCAAATTCCAATGCAAAGCTTGTGGTGATGCCATTTGAAGTATATTCAATGTATGGCGTTTGTTCTTGGACAGCCATAAAACCCCCTAATTCTCAAAGTCTAAAGTGGCTTCATGCACACCACCATTTGTTCTCCAATTAGGCGATTCTTCATAGTCTGTTGTGTTGTGTGTTTTACCTACTCGTTCAGGTACTTCTACAATTGCTAAGGCTAGTGAGTCGAGAAAATCATCAGGTTGATCAGTAATAGCTGGATTCCACTCACGCATCTGTTTGACCTGAATTGAATCCTCGTGATTTTCATCTTCAAGCACTGATAAATGTGCCCATAAAAGACCTGAAACTAAAGGTCCTTCAATACCGCTCAGAATCCTCTTATTTTTAGATATGCTTGAATGTTCTTCTGATACGCCACATCGTATTCCCCTTGTTTTTAAAGCAGCCTTGAGAGCAGCAGGCGCAAAATTCCCTATGCCATTGGTCTCTACTGTAACTCTTGGTAAATGAAATTCTTTGATGATGTCGCATAGCTGCCATGCTTGACCACCAACGACATGCCCGTTTTCGTCTGTTTCAATCACTTCACCAGTTAAAGCAATTGATCTGTGCCAATATTTATTTCCTAGATCATCGTGAAACACTAAGGCTGTAGATGATTTATCAGATTTGGTTTTACCTGATGATGGGTCCCAACGGAAAGTAGCACCCACGATTCGGCGCTCACCAAGCATTAGAATAAATTCTCGATTTGCTCGTTTTAATACTGGCTCACAATCATAAGCATGCATTTTGTCAGGGTCTAAACGCACATCGCCAATCGGTTTTGCGTGCATTTGATACTGAGAATCCCATTCATTCAGGGTTTGGCATTTTTCACGTCTTTTCGCCATTTCTTTGGCTGTGAATCTTTCGGGCCATATTCCCTCTGAGTAGAAATCAATTAAATAATGTTCTTCATTAATTTTGACTTCCCAGTATTCACCTTTTTGAACACAAGAATATCCAACACCTTTTTTTAGATACTTTGACCCTTTCCCAATTCCAGTAAACGCATGTATAGGCTCGAAATCTAAAAGTACAATTTGCCCAACTTTACTGTTCTCGATACGCTTTTCATGCTCGAACATTTTTAAGATCAAACACTTTACATCACTCAATTTTTTGATTTGTTCATACAATGAGTCGTATGTGTGCGGTGTACCGATCCAAAGCTCACGTGCTCCTGGTATTGCAATATGTGTTTGCTCACTTAATTTCTGTGGTAGCTTTTCTCTTGCTTCAGGCGTTCCAGTTGTCTTTGGTGTTTCTACGTCATCATTTTGGATGAAGTGAGCACGATGCCCTGTTACCCCTGAAAGAATGCCTTTAGCCAACATCGTCCCATAACGAACATCATCTGTTCCTTTGACAAACCAACGTTCAACCTCACCCTTTTTAATCTTCACATCTTCGTTGTTGATTGTTAGAGGGTGTCTAGCCAATACGTCCCTTGTTCCGCTACTACACTTATAAGCATCCGAATCTGTTGTCCCTTGGTGCAGTATTTGAGTTTCAGGATAGCAATAGATCACCCACGCATTAAACACGTCCAAAATCGTAGATTTAGAATGTCCACGTGGCATCATGAGCAATGCCACACATCCCACGATCAAATAAAATGCTTCTAGGAACTCACAAACACGCACGTGAAAGTCGGGTACTTTCCACCTTTGCACTTCTGCCCAAAGCAAGAAGAACGCAAGAAAGCTAATTTTCGGCTTATTCATTAGCTCACCCGTTGTTTGATCTTAGCTGCTTCTTCTTCTGCTTTCTTGATTAGATTTTCTTCATGCTTGCGTTGAGTATCTTCATTTGCGCTTGTTGGTGGCAATACCCCTCTACGGTACGCTAGTACCTGTTCAACCTTTGTGATAGCAGATGCACATTGATTTAAGCCTTTATAAAGCCAAACTTTATCTCCACGTTCTTCAGGCGTTTCAAAACCACACTCACTAGCAGCATAAGCAATTTTAATTAAGTCATCTGTCATCGTTTCTGTGAGTTCTTCTAACTCTTTAATCTGATCATCACGCATAAAAAAGCCCTCGCATATAGTGCATATATACAAGGGCTTCGAGTGTGGTGTGTTGGGTGTTATAAATTGAAAGGATATTGTTAATCGCAAAAATATTGCATATATTAAAAACTTAACAATTTATACTTATATGAGTTAAAAAATGAAAGCAATTATCTTAACAATCATGATGACTATGCCTGTGTTTAGTTTTGCAGGAAACTGCGACCATAGCTGGCAAAATGATAAAAATGGAAATTCTTGTGGTGATCGTGCGGCAGATCGTCGTGATGGTGGTCGTTAAATAAGAGGGCTTTTGCCCTCTTTCTATTTGATCATATTTCTTATTGTACCACCCTCTCAAAATCAGGCGATTGTACATCGTTAAGGTCATCACCCCACCAACGTGTTCGCCCTTGTTCTCGCTCTGCTTTTCTTAAAAGCTTTTCTCTGTATCCTGGTGCAACAATATCTTGTAGCTCATCAAATACTAAACGGTTTGTAGCTGCTTTGGTATACCACAAGTTTTGTGCAGGGATTTTACTCTTTGCTAGTTTAAAGGCTTCATTCGCTGCATTGGTATCTTTACCCTCATAGTATTGAGTAAGATTGCCAACTGTTAAACCTAGTACGGCTTTAGCATCCGAACCAAATGGACCAACTAAGAAATCAGAAGTACTACGTCCACTTGTATCAGTTCCAGCTACTAGAATATCCCCAAGAATTGATAAACCTCCTCCCTGAACTGCTGATCGAGTTAAAAAGTTCATCGTCTTTTGTGGGTCTTCGCTATCCCACATCGTTTGTGGATCGTTACCATTCGCTAGTTCTTTCAGTTGCACAACCAAAGCACCCAACAATGTAGTCATTGCAAAGATAGATGCACCATAAGCTGCTTTTGAAGTTCCCTTTTCCATTGATAATGCTCGACTACCATGTCGCATAAGAAATGCTGCTGGAAAGGACTTGAACTGAAGCATAGATTTAAATATTTCCCCCGTAACAGTCCCTTTGCGTTGACCAGCACTCATAAAAGTACGCTCTCGCAATCCAGCCTCTACAACCGCCATGCCTTGTTCATCTAGCAAATGCGCTTGGAACTGAGTGGCGATTTCATCTTTTACTTGTTTAGGATCACCAAAGGCTGTTAGCTTGTCATCTGGAATCTCATAAATAGAACGTGCTGACATAAGTTGATTGCCTTTGCGGTCAATCACTGGATCGGCTAAACGCATTACTTCCCATGCCCGCTCGCTCAAGCCTGTTTTTTCTAGTAATTCACGGTCAATTTCGCCTAAATCTTGCCATGACTTCGTTCGACTCAAACGCCCATATTTCTCCATAAGCATTTTGGTAAAACCAACTTTAGATGCTGCTGTTAATGCATTAAGTCCTGAAATACGCATAACTTGCGAAGCAATTCCGCTCGAAACTCTAGCTAATGTTTGTGATTTTCCATGAACTGAAGTTAGACCATCATCTGACCATCGAGCAATTGAACCTAGCATTTCCTCGGTAGCTAAACCTAAGCTATGTGCAAGCTCCCGATCTTCTTTGTTTTTAGGATTTAACTGGGTAAGCAATTCGCCAAAGGTTTTACGGTATGCAATATTGTGGATGGATGCTGTTTTAGCAATCATAGCCTGATCTGTAACGCTTGCCAGCGTTGTACCACCAAGCATAGACGCAACATTCATAGACCGATAAGCAAGCCCTAAATTGGCTAATACTTCTGATTGTGGTGTATTTTGCCCCATAAACTCATCAAACATAACTTGAGCACGTTTAATGGTTTTGTTTTCATTACTTGATATTAGACCTTTTTCACGATCTTTCTTATCAGCTGCATCCATCAAAATACGCATGGCATTTTTTGGGTTGCTACCTAAATTCTCTACAAGTGCAATATCTTTAGATAAGCCATTTATATGAGCTTCAACTAGATCAACAAATGGTAACCCACCAAAATCAGCTTGATATTCCAACCATGCTTCAGCATCTTTGAAATGAAGTACACGACTTTCACTGTGACGACTGGTAACTTTTGAATTTCCACCGAAACTTTGACGACCTATTTCTGTCTTGTTAGCGCCATTGGTAGACAGTGTATCGAACGAATATTCCAATAGTTCTCGAATTTCTTGTTGTGAATAATAAGTACCATCTTCATGCACGTATTTTGATGTATCAATTAAACGTTCTGCTTGATCAACCCAAGCTTGTTTCCCTGCTTTCACGATCTTTTCTAAGCTATGTGCCTGTGGTAATCCCCAATCATCTAGCTTTCCAATGTCACCGCCTGAGCGATTAAAGCGTTCACGCATGGTTTCAAACACTTCCCCCATTTTATCTGAGATGCTTTTAGCAGTTGCATCACCAGTGCTTTCACCAAATCGTTCACGAACAATTTTATTTACCAGTTCTTTATCTGTGAAAACGCCTAGTCCACCTTTTACGGACGTATAGAACTCAGTTAAATCACCTCGATAGAGTGAAGCAATTGCACGTGATTTTGAATCTAAAGATTGGATTCCTGACATATCGCCATGCGGAGCGACTAAACGATCTACAACTTCACTTGCTGGTAAAGTCGGATGATCTAGTAAAGCAAGGTTTTTGCTTTGCGTGAGAATGTCTAAAGCTGCAATTTTATGTTTTCTTTTTAATTGGTCTTGAATGTCCTGAGCTACAAACTTGCCTGCTTCGGTGAGCTTGTCTGTATCAGAAAGATTTCTCCAATTTTGAATATCTTTTTTCGCCAAAGCCTTCATTGCATCTTTGATACGGTTTTCAATATCTGTGGCTTCTTGTTGGCTAAGTGTCGCCTTGCCTAATGCTTTTGCTACGGCTTGTTTGCATTGCTCTTTCATAAAAAATGCCCAAATAGTTTTAGGCTATCTGAGCATAGTTAAAGGTGCGATTTGTTGGGTGTGTTTATCCTAAGATAAGGGCAATAAATAAGAATGGAGCGGATAAGCACAAGCCAACTAAAAAATCAGTCAACTTTCCATCTCCTGAAAATTTACTAATCACTGGCAATATCACGACGATTGCTACTGTTGCCCAAATCAAGATGGAGAACCAAATCATAATAGTGCCTATCTTTCTAAATACAGTTCTACAATATCAAAAACTATGCTTTACCAATGGCTTGCTTGTTTTAATATTTCTTTTGTATCCCAATCAACATGCTGTCCACACCAATCACAAATATAAGCATTGGTATGCATAAGACTAGGTTTTCTAAAATCAGTTTTGTACAGTTGATGTTCAAAAGGTATATGTTTTTTCTTAATTATAGAGTAATAAGAAACAAAATTATGAGGGCAAGACCCTTTATATCGTCCATCATTTTTTACTTCTGCATCTGTGGCAAGTCGAACGTCTGAACTACCAAAATAAGCCGTGACTTTTTCTCTGCGAGCCTCTATTTCCCATTCTGCTACAGCAGTAACTGTAAAAACACGTTTTTCAGTGCTACTAAAAATAGAAACTATTTTTTTTCCTAATAACTCATTTCGCATTTTGATACCTCTATCAAAAACCTGAAAATGGGTGCGGAAAGCATTCAGGTTAAATGCCTTTCAGTGATCAGCCTATCCGCTTAAATATTATACCATTACCCAAACTGCAAAGCGCAACTAATAGCGGTTTGAGCTGCTAAAGTGTCCTCTTGAGCTTGACGTGCTTCTGCTTCTAATTCATCTAATCGTTGGCTCAAGGTCATGGTAATTTCTTCTATGTTGCCTTCAGGATCAACACGGCTCACAGAAATTAATTGATCAGGATTTTGCATGATGATATCTAAAGCTGCTGATTCTTCTGGACCATCACCAAACAAACTACCTTGTCTTGGATCGCCCATGGATTCAATGCGATCAATTTCTTGCTGAATGTTGTCAGTAATGCCTTTTGCACTTCGCTTATTAGTCTCAAAAACATTAAGAAATGCTTTAGCGCCATCACTTAAACCATCATCAATAAGCTGACCTTGATTTAAATAATCATCTACTCGCAAGCCATTTGCTTTTAAGTCGCTAAGCTTCTGTGCTGCTTGTGACAGGTCTTTTGCAATTGAGTTGCTATGTCTACCACCTTGACGCACTAAGTCATCTAATTGCGCCAATTGAGGGGCAACACGGAGTAAAGCATTAAGAACAGATTTACTATCATCATCCAAGTTTTCAGATAGACGCGCTAAAAGATTCGAATCACCATAAGCCCGTTGAACCAAAGCTGACTCAATTCTTCGTTTCCCCTCTTGAGATAAACGCCCATCACCAGTGATAACAGTTGCTCGCTCTGATTGTGGCAATTGATTCACAAAGCCTTTAACAAAATCCATGCTTTGATCAAGGTTAATATTCCCATCGGAGTTGATTTTTAAAAGTGATGAATCAGGTAAACGATCTACATCAGATTTTGCTCGTTCCGTTGCACTTAATTGTGCTACATCACTTTCATTTGCAAGTTTTGCGAATGATGGACGATCAACTTCTGTGAGCCTTGTGCGAACAAGAACTGGATTATTAAATCCTGAAACATCCCATCCACGACTATTTGCATAATCACTCACAAACTGACGATAGGCTTCTGCTCTACCATCTGAATAAGCTTTACCGATTGCCAATGTACGACCATTGCCCGATTCAACAACATTATCCATTCCAATAATTGGCGCGCCATCTGATAACTTATAGCTTTCACCAAGTAATTCAGGTTTTAAATCATCAGCCATACGTTCAATTTGTTGGCGTGACGCTTCACGTGTACGGTCACGTGGTTGTAGCTCTGCTGGATAATTGGGATTTACTCCATAGAGAGCATCATTTGAAGTGATTAGATCATTCAGATCACGTATTTCATAAGAGAAGTCATAGCTTGAACCATCCATTCCAAAGGCAGTGCTATTGCTTTCACCGCCATATCTTGAACTGACTGTATTCCATTTTTTGCGCCACTTATCTATGGCTTGAGCTACTGTCATTCCAGTCATGCCATTGTTGTTGACAATATCAGCTGCATTTTTCTTATCATACTGACTTACAACATCAATAAGCTTGGCGTTTGGATCAGCTTTTAAAACATGTACTGCACCCGATGGACCTAACAAATGACCTAAATATTGCTCATGCGCAACTGGTGAACGTCCAATATTCTTTGCGATGTAGTTATTCGCCTGCTTGATATGTTTTAAGCCAATTCGGATTTGTTCATCAACATTAAATCGGTCACCACCGCCTAAGTTTTTCCATGTTTTGTCTAGGACTTGGAATAAGCCTTGAGCAGTAGAATTAGGGTTTTTAGCTGTATGGCTAAAATTACTTTCCATTTGAGATATGGTTAATGCAACACCTGGATCAACTCCCTCTTGTGATGCACGTCTTGCAATAGATTTAGCATTATATGGCAAAGCACTTGCTTCAATATCTAAAGGCTTGCGTTTTTCCTCACCCTTAACCACGTTTGGCACGTTTACAGGTCGACCAACTTTAAGTTGTTGAGTGGCATTATCCAAGTTAATAAGATGATTGTTTTGCTGGATTAAATCCTTTGGCATTACAGGTGCAGTTGCATCCTCAAGCTGCATTCGATTTACTTCAAGAACACTTTGCACCTGAGTTGCTTTAGCATCTACATCGGCATTTAAATTATTTAATTCAGCATCAATTTGTTTGCCTACATAATTTGAATATCCACGACTAGCACCGAATAAAAGAGCATTCAATGCAAGGTCAGTCGCAACACTTTGATAGGTGACTTCGTATTCTTTGCCCTGTTTCTCAAATCCAGCAGAATCTAGTATTTCTCCACTTAGCGCTTGTCCACCAGTCGACAAAGCAGTTGAGCCACCTACCGACAAAGCAGCATCTTTTAAAGCGCCAGCGGTTCCTTTGAAGCCATAGGATAAAGGCAATGCTGTAGCTACTGTTGCCACAGCACCATCCACAGCAGCGACTTTTAAAGCTGTCTCGCTATCAACACCTTTTGCAGTTAAATCTTTATATTTGTAATTGGTTTCAGAAGCACCAGTTACGGCAGATGCCCCAACTACACCACCGAATAAACCACCCGTTACAGCACGTGTAGCATAATCTCCTAGTGCATAACCAACTTGACCAACGACCCCTGTATTTTCTTTATCTTCTAAAGCATTAATGCCTTCTAAAACCAAGCTGTCACGTGCTTTTTCTTTCTTATCCTTGTACTCAGAATAAGGCTCGATAAATTCATTGGTAGATACATCTTTTAAACTGTACCCGACACGATCAACCACGGCATCAATTGGTGCAGTCAGAGTATCTGCGACCTTTGCAAATCCAGCAGCAGCACCACGAATGGGAGCAGAAACTGCACCATCAAACAAACCAACTTCTTTTTGCTTGGTTGGTTTACCTGTAATGCCTTGTTTTTGTAGCTGCTCTACAGATTGTTGTTCATCATCTGCAAACGTATCAAACCAAGTCATTTTTTCACCCCATTCATTTTGATGCGCCAAATAGCACCATCAACGACAAGTGGCTGACCACGTTCATTGATCAGATCATATTGAATCTCACCTGTTGCGGATGGCTTTCCTTGACGTAAACGAAGCGATCTAAGTTCAGAATCACTTAATCCAGTTTGTTTAGCTATCGTGCTGTACCCTTGATCAAGACGATTTTCAAATGATTCATCGTTCATGCCATAAGGTTTTGCCACTTTCCAATCTGAACCTTTTTCACCCAAATAGTTTTTGAAAGAATTAGGCTGTGTGTATACGCCACCAGTCGACATACCTAAGGCAGTTTTAAGAATCGCTTTATCAGGACTCGCATCTTTAGCAGTGTGACTAAATCCTCGTGCATTCATCGTATCTGCATAAACAGCTTTGAATACTTCATAAGCATTATTTGCATTAGTGCCTGTCAATGTTTGCCCAACATATTCATTGAATGCTAGTCGCAACTCATCTTCTTTAGGCATGATCAATTGCTTGTTTTTGAGTAGCTGAGTACCTGAGATAATTGATGTCGCAAGGTCACGCCCTTCTGTTGAACTATAACCATTTGCTTTAGCCACACCAGCCATGACGTAGTTCATATCGCCACCGCCTAGCTGACCTAAAGCAGCACTCCAAATTTTGGTACCATCCTTTACACCCTTACTTTCAGTAATCAAATTACCAATAAAATTCAATTTCCCATTTACATCCAACGAATCAAATGCTTTTTTGGCTTCAGGTAATTCTTCAGGTGAAATTGGCTTAATTGTGGCATTTGCATCCTTGTCACGTTGCGAAACTTGGTATGCGCCAATATCTATGACATTAGAAGCAAAGCCTTTTGGATCAGCTTTAAGTTGTAGCGGATTGAGTTCAGGAATATTGATTCCTTTTTCGCGTAACGCTTGGTTAGGATTCTCTTTAATGGTTTTAACTTTGTTTTGATAAATCGATTCATACACTGAAAGAATTTTGTTCTCAGTTGTAGGATCAGCCGAAGTTGTGTTTTTCATCTTCGCTTTTTGCTGATTGATACGCTTTAATTGTTCGCTTGTATCTAATTTTCCAAAGTCTTGAAAGTTTTGAGATTGATTATAATAAAAATCAAAATCAGCTTGGTATTCTGTACCACTGACCGCAGTTCGCACATCTTCAATATATTTAGGATCAAGAGCGCGACCAGTTAAAACGGACTGCTTAAAGGTATCAGTAACTTTACCAGCTTCATTCACTCGTTTTTGTTCTAAGACTTGTTGCTTTTGCTGCAAACTAGCCATCTTACTTGAGATAGATTTTTGATAGTTTTGAACTGTCTCACCATCAAGGTTTGGGTATTTCCCTTGCTCAAGTTCTCCACTTAGTGTTTGCAATCCAGCAATATCAGAATTTTCGACCGCACTTAACATGCGTCCATCCAAATCCATTTTGTCAGACGTAATTTCTAAGTTTCTGCGGTACTCAGTTTTTTGTGCTTCTGGAATATTTGCATTAGCTAGATATGGCTCTAGGTAAGCTTGGCGTTTGTCTCGCGGTAATCGTGTTGCTATGCCAAAAGCCTGATCAACGATCTGCAAGCCTTTTTGGGCATCACTACGTAATTGCAAAGGGAGAAAGTCTGCGCTTTGTCTGCCTACGGTGCTATCCACATGCGATTTAAAAGTGTGCATCGCGTGCATAGGCAAAGAGCTTGATAAATCTTTGAACTGCGTATCAGTCCAAGTCTTTAATTCTTCACTGGCTTGCTGTGAATTTTTAGTACCGTTTGCAACTTCATTACGCAGTAATGTTGTTTTTTCTGTGAATGAAGTCGTCAGAAAGTCATCTACTTTTAACTTGCCTTCTCGTTCAGCTAAATCATTGTTGTAGAGTTCCAATCGCTTGTTTAAAACGTCTTGTTCTGCTTGCCTGTCTTGGCGACCTTGTATCGCACCGCCAATGGCTTGACCTATTTCTGCCAAACCATTATTTGGCGTAAATGACTGCATTTGGGCTTGAGCATCAACACGCCCTCTTGAAACTGGAATACGCATTATTTCCACCCATAAGCTTGAGCAGCAGTATCAATAGCCTTGCTTGCTGCTTTCATACCATAGTTATTGCGAGTTACTTTGCCTTGTCGCAATACATCAGAAGCACTATAACCAGCCTGACTAATATTCATTGATGCGTTATATGCTGCATCACCTAAAATTTCATCTTCGATCAATGCTGGCACACCCACGTTTACATCCAAACCATTTTCGGCAGCCACAGCACGTGCGCTAGACGCATCTTTTCGCCCTTGATTTACGATTTTTTTAGATTGTTGTTTAGCTACTGATTTGATTGTTTTAGCATTACCTCTAGCTGTAGCTTCTGCCATCAATCCGTTTGCTAGATTCCCTACTGCTTCAAAACCTGAAGAGATTGCATTACCTCCGCACATAAGCTCATCCTCCAAAAAGTGTCTTTACTTTTATAATTCCCTGAACATTTTCAGAGTGATATTTCACAGCATCAAATGCTGGATCTCTTTTCTTTTTTTTGGAATCCACCTCTGTTTTTGAAGTTGATAATTTTGAATCAATTGGGAGTCTTTCAGCGCTAAGACCTGAAACAACTAAATGTCCACACATGATTAAACCTCCATCTCTAAAACATAACCACGCAGCTCAAAACCAAGACTTTCATAAAGGTTGACGACCTTTTCAGACTGAATGCCCGACATTGTGCCTAATTGAATACGATCAGCATTTTGCAACTTAGACCAACCAATGAACGCATCAATTAGGCTTTTTGCTGCATTAGAGCGACGATATTCAGGAAGTACATAAACACCTTGCTCAAATGCGATTTTGTGCCCTGTGCGCCAATCTGAGTTGATTGCGCCTATGACTGCACCTACTGGATTGCTGTATTCATCTGAAACTATGAAAATTGACCCATAACGACGAATCAGAAGCCCAAATACTTCTCGTGCTCCACTCTCGCTAAAGCCTTGCTTTGAAAAAATTGGTGATTCTTTGGTGAGACGCTTGCCGAAATCAACAAGCGTTTCGATATCCTTTAAAGTTGCTGCTCGGACGTGCATCTCTATTTCTCATTGATTGATACCAACATAGAGATACTTTGCATGTGAAATGGCAACGGTTTGTTGTGTGTTATCTTCACTTGAAGATCATGAAGTGATTGCCACCCTATAAAACTGTCTAATGTATAACCCGTATATGGCAAGTTCAAGAAAGCATTTTGGTTGTAAAGTTTGGTCGAAATCTCTTGATCATTGATATATCCACCAATCGACTTATTCAAAAATAACGCCATCTCATGCACTTGGATTTTATGAAACATTGCTGTTACTGGAACTTGGCTAAAATCAGGTGGAAGTAAATCAATTTCCAATTCAAATGATTGACCTAATTGAACTGTTTGGCTTAGTGTTTTATCAGGTATGTTTAAATTTGTTCCAACAATTGTGTAGGTTGAATAGTAATAACCATCGGCATTGCTAAAGCTCACTATTGAATTATCTAGCACCTGAATATCTAAATTGAGTACCGATCCAACACCATTGACCAAAGTAATATCAAACTCACAGTCACTTTGAGCTGAGTCTTTTATTTCTTCTAGTACAGTAAATCCATTGCGATTACTGAGCATAAAACACTGATCTTCACCCAAGCCTGTAGGCAAAGCACACATAGATATAACTTGCCCACCAAAATTATGTTGCGACCAAGCATTCATTTCTTGATCACGCTCAAGCGTAATTGATGCAACCATTCCATCATTAAGAACAATCCACACAATGCTATTTGGTGTTTGTTGGTAGGTAAGCTCTTTGATTCCACCATGATTTTCAGGAATATGCGGTGCTATCGCTGATAGTTCAGGCGATACCAATCCATCAACTTCAAAACGGTATGACATTGCTCTTAGGCGTTCACCACCACGCTGAACAAACAAAAGCTCGTTGCCTACCCGACACGGTTTAACATTAGCCTGCACACCAAATGAAGTATGTTCATCAATTTGCGCTGTACTTGGTGTTAATGGCCCTTGTGAATTGATAAGAAATTCTGCCCCACCAGTAAGGGCGACCACGCCACCACGTTGAGCAAGATGCAAAATGTTATCTGATTGTGCTGAACTAGACGCGATACTAAAAGCATCGGCATCCTCTGTGGTTTCCAAGAAGTTCCCATCATCAGCAATTCGACTGAACCACATTTGGTTAGGGCTTGTTTTTGTATTGGCAAAAACTAGACGCTGTTTAAAGAAACATACTGTTTTTGGGTATCCAGTTTCGGCACTAAAAGCAATTGATTTTAATGACCAAGATTTAGCAATAGCCTGAATATCAGACGTTAATTTGACTAAGACTTCACCATTCACTTTAGTTGCTGAAATGTATTCGGTGATTTTGACTTGACCGCCATTAATCTCAACAATGCTGCCTACGCTATCAACGGTAAATACAGATGCGTCCCCTGCAGTAACTTCTTCCCAATTTGTATTTACTGCGGTTGGCTCTGAACCTGAATTATCCGCTAATGCTCTCCAAGTTTTGCTTGAATGAATAACTCGATCACCAGTCAGATAGGTTTCAGTATTGCTCCAATTTGGGAAAGCTGCTGCTGTCAAAGAAATGATCTTTCCAACTTCTGTTCCCGACGGTGTTAATGCGACATTGGGCGTTGATCCAAGTTCATCATTAGGATTTACACCAAAAGTAAACGGTGCAAGTTGCCAGTTGGTGAAGTCTGCTGAACATAGCAAACGCTGTACAGGCGTATCGCCTTGAACCATGTACATACGGTATTTTGTATGCGCATACTGAATTTCTTTAACTTTTTGAGCTGTGTTATATGGCGTATCTGTTTCATACACCACTGTGTACGTTCTTGGGTCGTAAACCTTGATGAATGACACACCTAAGATCAATAGATAAGTGTTTTCAGAATTGGCAATAAACGGAATTAATCGCAGTGCTTCTGCGAAAATATTTCTAAATTTAGTACCTGGTCTTTTCTTTGCCCCACCCTCAACCAAAGGCAAAGCATTTACCAATTTTTTCACACCGTTTGCATACTGCTGAATGTCTGTGCGCGTCCATAATAACGGACTTAATTCACCAGAACTTAGATTATTTTTTAATATCCATTGCTTCATTAGTAACGCTCCGAAATGTAAGTCGATTCAGCCCATTGGATGTCTTGGCTTGGTCTTTCTTGGGCGTTGATTGCTTTGGCTTGGCGTAAAATATCTTGAAATTGTGCTTCTGCGCTTTGCCCTGCTGCATCACTTCCAGTCACAGGCTTACAAAGCTTTGATGCCATTTTTAAAGTCATGGCTTCAACTAGCAGTGAATCCCACGTTTGCTCATTGTCATTATCAAAAACATATTCAAGCTGAATTGTGTTTGTATCAGCCAAGATATGGCGGTTTTCCACTTCATAACGCTCTGTATTCGCTGAAATGATCAGCACATAATCACGCGGTAAAGGGAATGCATTTGCATAACCAAAGCTTGGATAAGTGGAAACAGGTGAAAGGATTTGACGCTTTTTAGCACATGACCATGGATGAGAACGAAGCAAAGCTAAGCGTGTTGTGTCGTAAATATTTCGGCACAGTTGCGCTAGTTTCGATTCTTCTTCAAAGCTTGCGATCTGCTGACCGCCAATCATGCTCAATGCGTTATTGCAGATGGATACTTTAGTTATAGACATAATAAAACCCCGATGACTTTTGGATAGTTTCATCGAGGTTTTGAAGTGTTTTGTTGGGTATAAAAACCACCCGAAGGTGGCTTGATTCAATCTACATCATGATTCTACTTTTCAACTCTTTAAAAGCATAATCGAAAACCGTATTCATGAGCTTTTCTTCTTTCTGCATTTTCCAGATGAAATCAGTCGAGAATCTAATGAAAAATGAATCTTTATCTTTCTTCGCTCTAATTTCCACTTCTCTAGGCATTTCTTTATTCAAATATTCTACAAGCACAGAATACTTAATGTCACCATCCATTGCACCATAAAGCAAACTAAATGCACTTCCGTTTTCTTCTTTTCGCTTGAAGTCATATTTATTCGACAAGAATATCTGCAAGTTATCCATGACTTTCACCTGTGTTTATTTGAATCAATTATATCAAAAAACATCATGATCTTTAAGATTCAACATCCTTTCAATCTTTTAGTAACAAAATTAAAAAGCACCCCACCGCCCTGCTAAACGGTGAGGTGAAAGAGGTTACACAACGTAGTCGATAGCAACCACTTTAAGCTCGTTTGCACGACCAGCACCAAATGAATGAACACCACCCACTTGCGAGATGTTCTTTTTGTCAGGACGTTTAGAAATGTCAAAGCCTGTGATGTTCGCATCACCAAAATGAGCTGCTGAACCTGCATACATTACAGTACGTAATTCACCTACTGCTGCACCTTGATTCAGTTTTTCATATGGAATCCAGTTGACACCCATCCATTTGCCACCTACACCACCTTCTTGCAGCATTTTCCCTGCCATGAAGTCAGCACTTGTAAGCGTGGTATCGCCTAAAATGTCTTCCAACATATCAGACGTGTAAAGCATGTAAATGGTTTCACCATTGTGCTCATCACATTCGTTTTTACGGAAAAGTGATTTTGCTTTGATGATCTTTTGCTTCAATGTACCAAAATTTGAAAGGATGATTTGACCTGCTGGCAAGTTGACAGTAGCCGTTGATTTAGTGCCGTTGTCCGCAACTGTTGTACGAGTTACACCACCAACTAAAGCTTGATAGATAATATCGTCAGTTTTACGGTTACGAGCACTGATCAAGTTTTTCATATACTTGTCAGATGGATTTGCTTTTAGTTTTGGCAAATCACGAGCTTCAATCGGAATAAATAAATCCCAATCTGCCATTAATGCTGTACGCACACCAGCATCAGGAATTGTCCAAGTTGTGTCGCCAAAACGGTTGCCCGATGCTGACATTTCAACTTGACCCATGTCATTGATAGTGAATGATTCACCTTCAATTTTTCCACGATTCACGATTGTTTTTAATAATCGCGAGTCATTCTGCATAGCAGCGACTTCATAAGTGTCATGAAATTGCTGTACAAATGCCGCTGTGATTTTGTTTTCATTCGCCATTGGTCAACCCCCTAGCCGTATGTTCTGTTGTAGTAACTTTCAACTTTGGCATTAACACGAGCATGGTCAGGATGACTCGGATTCATGTATGCCTCTGATGCCAATAATTCTGTAATGCTTGAACCACCGCCTTGTTGTGTATTTTGTGGGGGCATATCCTCTTGTAATGCCTTGCCAAAGTGAGCAGCCAAACGAATGCCGAATGTCGGAGAATCGATTTGTTTTGGATCAAGCCCTGCTGCTTCTACCGCTTGTTTTGCAAGTCGTAGGTTTTGATCAAATTCACCACCCCATTCCGATTGCAATGCTTCCAATTGAACTGCTGTATGTTGCTCATAGGCTTGAAGAACAACGCCTAATTGCTCATTAGAAATCCCTGCTTTAAGGGCATTTTCTAAAAAGGCTTTATTACCTTCATCAGCCTTGAATGCATCGAAATCAAAGCCTTCAAGATTAACTTCGTACTTATCGGCAGATTCAGGTAAATCTGTTTTCTGCTCTTGAGTCTCTGTTTCTTGTGTTTGTTCTGTGTTTTGAGTTTCTGTACCACTTGCTTGTTCAGTTGTGGCTGTTTGCGTTTGCTCAGTAGTCTGAGTTTCTTCACCAGTTTGGGCTTGTAAATCATCCATTGTTCTCTACCTCGCTGTAATTCGGATCATTTGCTTGATTGATTTGATTAATTAAGAAATTGACAACGCTTTGCTGCCCTAAGTTAAAAGTGGTTTTGCGCTCTGATTGAGGGTCGAAAGCATCACGGCAATACATCTGTGTCAGATGCTCTAAAATTCGCTGACCATTGATGTCCAAGTCAAAAACAACACGGTATGTTTCAGGCGTTGGTCGCGTTAATTGCCTGTGCTGTACGAATTTGCCTGTAACTTCTGCTTCGTTATCTTTTTCGCGCAAAGCTTCTTCGAGCAGTTCAATTTTGTTGGTTAGCTCATTGAGTTCAGCATGAGCATCATCTAGCTGAGACTTCGTATCTTGATGAAGTCGATTTTCATCCCAGTACATGTCATGCCATTTTTCATACTTAATTTGTTGATAAATTGCATAAAACAGGATGACAACCGCCAATACAAAACCTAAATAAATCATGATCTAACCTCGCTTGTTAGTTCTGCTTCAACGCCTTTGCCCAATGCGTTTGCGATTGGTTGCGCTAAGTTTTGAGCTTGTTCTTGTGCTACTGCTTGTTGCTGTGCTTGCTGACGTTGTTGACGAATCTGATCAATTTCATCTTGCGTACGCAAAATTGACGTAGGAACACCCAAGCCCATGCCTGTGACCTGAGCAACCGCATCAAAATCAATGTTGTCTAAGATGCTTTGATCAATTGCTGCAATATTCCCTAATCCAGCGATAAAGCGTTCAATTGCTGTCACTTCTTCTAGCTGTTGAGAACGCGCTAAAGCTGAGATGAATTTGAATGATAGATTGCGACCCTGCATTTCTTCGGGTGCTTCACCGATCACGCCTGCACGATATGCAAGCCCGAAAGTACGCTCTAAAAGCGGTGTAAGTAATTCAGCTTGCCAGCGACCATATAAAGGACCTAATTGTTGGCGAATCAGATCGACACGGACGTGAACCTCTGTTGCGGTCATTGCTGGTCCATCGGCTGGCTGTAATTGATCAGCCATCATCTTTTTACGAATGCCACCTTGTAGCAATTGCAGCAACTCAACGCCGACTTGATAACCCTTGCCATCATCCATGCGCTGCATAGAATCAACGGAATTAGCGACAACGATCTTGCCACCACCCAAACGCACAGTTCGCGGATTTAAAACACCATCATCTTTAGCAATCCACATGCCGAGCGTTGAAATCTCTGCACTTCGTAACGTATCTCGCACTAACTTGTTTGCTGTTTTGGCATCAGGTAAAGCTGTTGATACTTGCCCAATGCCGTAAACAGTGTTAGGTAACTTTCGATAGCGAGGAATTACAAAAGGAAACTCGTTATAGCCCGATTCTTTTAAAATATGCTTTGCTTCTACTTCGATGTGATATGAAGCAAAAGGCATCTTTTTAGCTAAAACATATGGGCTGTCACTTTGTTGGATGTTTCGTGGCTGAACAACAGTAATCACTTTGAACTTGGTGTCAGGCTTTTCTTTGTAAGTATTGCGGACTTTCTGACTGACTTTGTTCTCTCCATACTCAGCAACTAATGCTGCTGCTGTCATGTCAAACTCTCGATACAGCGTATCAATCCGTTGATCTTGACGAGTTGAAGCTAAATAGCATTGCCCAATGTCATAAGTCTGAAAGACGTAACCGCCACCAGCTTTGCGGTCAACATCTGAATACATCACACCCCAACCAGCGACAACACAATCAGTCACTAGATCAAAGATTTCACTATCAAAGTTTGCACCATGAATATTGCGCCAAATGAATTGCGCAATCACATCAAGCCACTGTTCACCATCAGTTAATTCTGAAGGATCATCCACACCATCAGGCACAGCTTTAAACCATAATGCATTGGCTGGCGTAGTTCCTGAAATGATGCTCGATACAAGCAGTTGCGTTGCTTCTGCTAATGTTGAATCAAGTAGCTCTGCTCGTTGTGTCTTGCGTGATTCTGTTACGTCATCACCAATAAAAGATTGCTGACGCTCAGGTGCAGCATAGCGATAGCATTCCGTCCACTGTGATTCATAGCGTGAACGTTCTGCTTTCAGCTCTCCCAAGCGTTTACACAATTTAGCTACTTGATCACTCATATTAGCCCCCTAAAGTGGTTTTCTTTTGAGTGTCTGTAGCTGATGAAAGCACAGTTGAAGCACTGCGTTTCTTACGTTCTGCAATAGACGCATTCGCACTTTGCTGTGCTTCGGCTTGTGCTTTTTTTTCCGCTGCTGCTGCATCAAAGCCTTGAGAAGCTGCTTTAGTGTCAGTGAGACCGATGGCATCAGTGACAGAGGAAAAGATTTTTCCAACAGTTCCGCCACACATTAGTCAGCCTCCTTCGTAGTCCATCCATCTTTTGTTAAGAATGGAACACGTTTTTTAGGCTTAACTTCACCAGTTGACCCTGAACTTGCGTTTGCTTCGCCCTGAGTAGACTTCTTTAGCTCAGCCAATTGCGCCTGCACTTCCTCTAATTGGCGTTTGAGTTCTTCGTTAGTTGGTTCGGTCGCTTTGGTATCAGGCGTTTCATCAGCCTGAATATGCTCTAAAGCTGCATCAGCAATTTCAGCTGTGGTTTGTCCTGTGTTTTCTGTAGTTGCGCCAGGTGTTTTAATTGTTCGACTAGCCATAAAAAAGCCCTATTCGTTGTTGATAAACGGATAGAGCTAGTTTTGGTTTGTTAGTGTGTGGATTTGTTGTGTGATTGAGCCTCTTTGAATGTGGTCATTTGACATACTCCGTAATTAAACGAATAACCAAAAACATGGTCAAAGTCGCTGCTATTACACCCCAAGCAAAAAAGAATCCTCTACCAAACCATTCCAAAATCGCAGGGGTTGAAAGCTCTCCGTTATACCAACGCCATGCATACTTGATTGATACAAACAGCGCTGTTCCATAGATGATTGCTATCGCAAAGTCTTTCATTCCCCACCACCCTTGAGCGCTTGCTCTTTCTCTAAAGCCTTGCGTGCAATGTCTTTGGAATATGTATGGTCTTCTGACATCTTCACCGCCCAATAGCCATTTAACTCGCACCCATTCAGATCAGCTTCTTTTTGCATATGAGGGATGGGGTAAGCGATTTGATCCAAGGCAAGCGATAAAGCATCTATTCTTAATTGCTGTTCATTGATTTTTTCTTGAAGGTGTTGCCAAACTTGATCAGCAACAGTCATTGTCATGTTTGGATAAAAACCAACATCTTCATTAAATCTGTTCCAATTTGGTCCGAGATGATTAGCCATCATCTCTTCGCCAGTTGTTTCAATTAGCCAATTTTCGAGTTCAAGGTTTCTTCTCATCACTTCACCCCTACTTTGCAATTCGGACTAACATGATTCTCAATGTGTGAGTCGTCCCTCATGTCGTTGTCAATACGATGACCTGCTGAGATTTCTTCGGGTGTTGCGTGTCTAAAGTTTGACTCATGCGCAAACGAGTATTCACCCTTGCTCCAATAAGCTCTAATAAACTCATCGTTGTAGGACTGAATCCTCATAACCTTGTTTTGACTACTGTTCTTTAAAACTACAGCTTCACCGACCTTAAACATGCTCACCTCCATAAATAGATTCGTAGTCTGCGATGGCTTGTTTTAGGTCTTCCAACTTGTAAACCTCACCCCATGTCTTCATCAGATCAATGCTTTCGCCTTTCCACTTTTTGACCATGCAGTCGTCTTTATGGCTCCATTCTGGCAACCAAGCGTTCCACCACACAGCACCAATAAGTTTTAAATAAGTTGACCGTACAAAATGTGTTGCTCCATCAGG